ACCTAGTGTATTCCTACGCACATTCGGTTGTAACTTTCGTTGCATGAATTTTGGTACTAACGAAAAACGTAATCGTACAGAACTACATGCAGACGGTATCAGATATAATGCAGAAGTGAAAGATCTTATTGATGCAAAGGTACACGAAACAACTGAGAAGTTTGAAGACTTACCTATTATACATACAGGATGTGATACGTATGCAAGTATCTATCCTGAGTTTAAACACTTTAACAAACAAGCAGAAGTTGATGATGTAGTCGAACATTTGCTTTCACTCACTCCTAACGGAAAGTGGGTACAGGAGAATGGACAGGATGTTCATTTGATATTAACGGGTGGAGAACCTTTGCTTGCATGGCAAAGACTGTATGTAGAACTATTTGAACACCCACGTATGCGAGACTTAAAAAATGTTACATTTGAAACAAACACTACACAATCTTTACACGACGAGTTCTTCAATTATCTCAATGATCAAGATAGATTTGAAGTCACTTGGAGTTGTTCCCCAAAACTTAGTGTTAGCGGAGAACCTTGGGAAACTGCTATTAAGCCTGATGTGGCTCGTGAGTATAGCCATGTTAGTGATAGTGAACTTTATCTCAAGTTTGTTGTCGCTACTCAAGACGACTTTGAAGAAGTTGAAAGAGCTGTGGACGCTTACAGAAGTGCCGGGGTACAATGTCCGGTATACCTTATGCCGCTTGGCGGACGTAGTGAAGAGTACGCTCTTAATGTTAAAGACGTTGCCGATGCGTGTATGGAAAAAGGATGGCGATTTACCCCCAGACTCCATATCAGCTTATTCGGAAATGCCTGGGGAACTTGATAACTTAAAAATGTATAAAAACGCACAACACAAAAAAGCAATGGAGGCTCCTATTAAAGATCCTTCAGAAGCAATTAGAAAGGCAGGATGGTAATTATGGGATGGTGGAATAAAAAAATAAAAGATTTAGCAGGAGTTACTGCTAAGGAAGAAGCTCTAGCTAAAGAAGCAGCACGTATTGAAAAAGAAGAAATGGCTCTTCTTAAAAAGAAAGATCCTAAGGCATATGCTACAAAGAAAAAAGAAGCCTGGGTTAATGTACTTGACATGCAAGTGAACAAAGAAAACATTCGAAACGGATTCTTTGAGCTCGATTGGAACAAATACTTTATTAAAGAGCTAATGCTAAATGGCTATGGTGAAGAAGGCGACCCTGAAGAAGATATCGTAGATAGATGGTTTAGAGATATCGTGTATAACATGCTTGAAGAAGAAGGTATGGATACGTCAAGAGGTGCAGGATATATTAATGTTGTACCTATTGACAAAGGCAAAAGTGAAGTATCTTAATGATTGACAACAGCCAGATCTGGTGTTATAATAGTACTATAATTAACACAAAGGCAAAACTATGATAGAGTTATTAGGCATTACATTACTTGTCGCGTTCATACAGAATGGCGACTTATTCTCATTATGTATATCGGGGTGTTCATAATATGGCAACTTATGTATTAGTAGATACAGCTAACACGTTCTTTAGAGCTCGGCACGTAGTACGTGGCGATTTAGATACTAAAGTAGGTATGGCACTACACATTACACTTAACAGTGTTAAGAAAGCATGGAATGACTTTGATGCTGATCATGTTGTATTCTGTTTAGAAGGTCGTAGCTGGCGCAAGGACTATTATGAACCTTACAAGCGTAACAGACAAGTTGCACGTGATGCACTTACACAACGTGAGCAAGAAGAAGATACAGCGTTTTGGGAGATCTTTGACGAGTTTAAGAACTTTGTTACAGACAAGACTAACTGTACTGTAATGCGTCATCCGCAACTAGAAGCAGATGATCTTATTGCTGGTTGGGTACAAGCACACCCTAATGACAATCATGTTATTATTAGTACTGACGGCGACTTTGCACAACTTATTGCACCTAACTGTAAACAGTATAACGGCATACAAGACGTTACAATTACACACGAAGGTTACTTTGACAAGAAAGGTAATCATGTAATAGATAAAAAGACTAAAGAGGCTAAGCCTGCGCCTGACCCTGCATTCATGTTGTTTGAAAAGTGTATGCGTGGCGACACTAGTGATAATGTGTTTAGTGCATATCCAGGTGTACGTAAGAAAGGCACTAAGAACAAAGTAGGTCTTATAGAAGCGTTTGAAGACAAAGACAGCAAAGGCTTTAATTGGAATAACATGATGTTACAACGTTGGACTGATCATGAAGGTGCTGAACATCGTGTACTAGATGATTATACTCGTAATGTTATACTATGTGACTTGACAGCACAACCTGACGAGATTAGAGAGATAATTAATAACACTATTGCAGAAAACGCAAAGCCTAAAGAAGTACAACAAGTAGGTATGCGTCTTATGAAATTTTGTGCTAAGTGGGATATGCAACGTATTGCAGATCAAGCACAATACTTTGCAGAACCGCTAAATGCAAGGTATCCGGAGTAAGGAATAAATGATGAAAGCAAAAACTATTTTAAAAGATAAATTTTGGATTGTTGAAAGTGATGGAGAACGAGTAGGAACTCTTTCATTATCAGAAGACAAGTATCTTTTCAGTTCGGGTGCCGCAACTCAATATTTTGATAGCGAACGTGCCTTAAAGAAAACATTTGGTAACGATGTTTTTGTAGATACTATTACACAAGTTGTACCAGAAGAAGTTCCAACTAAAGAAGTGTATAACTTCCCAACAAGTTGTGTTCCTTACAATAGTTTGTATGATGTAAAAAATAAATTACCGTTGTTTACTAAAAGTAATAAAAGTAAAAGTCTGTATTGTGCAGGTTATTATATTATACATTTTGATAAAGGTTGGGTCAAAAGTTTTTGTCCTAAACTAATTACAATTGAGCGTTACGACTTTAAAGGCCCATTCAAAACAGATATTGAAATGCGTCAAGCATTGAGTATTGAAAATGCAAAATGAACCACTAAACACATTCCCTATTCAGCAATTCTTACAAAAGGTAAAGGTTGCTGACAGCGGTAATGCTAAAGAAGTTAAACTTAGTATAACAGAAGCAAAGGCATTAGCATATACATTAGGTATCACTATGTCACGCTTAGAAGGCGATTTAGAGCGTCTTATAGCGTCATACAGCAAGGGTAATGACGAAGTTATACAAGTGAGCTTAGATGGCGGAAGTGGCGACTGGAAGTAAACTACGTAGTTTACCAATAAAAAGAGATAAATATATGCGTACATAATTAAGGATTACGCATATGAGCAGACCTAAACCAAAAATACTTTTAGAGCATATAGATAAGAAAACTTATCGTGCTGAACAGATTTTAGATGCAGAAGCAATATGGGCTGTATTTTATAAAAACAAACCTTTTAATCTTAAAAGTCTAAATGCTATCACAAATTATCCTGGACCAAAATACAAAAAAGTTTCCTTTTCAAATCCAGGACATGCAATAAACTTATCAAAAAAACTTAACGATCTATTCAACTGTGAGGACTTTACAGTTGTAATGTTAACCTCTGGTGAGATTGTTACGACAGAATGAACTGGAAAGAGACATACACTAAGGTCTTTCTAAAACAACTTGACAAAACTGTGAACGATGCAGCTGTAGCCGAGTACATGCCGTTGTGGTGGCAAAATACAAGAGAAAAAACAACCGGAGGTTTGCGTCTTACCGAAACAGGCTTTGATGTTATTAACACTATACAATTAGCCACATACGAAATACCTTATCCTGCCGATATGCCTATAACTACACAAATTATTATATTCTTAGACAAATTTATTGACTGTCCTTACTACATATCAAGACATAGTATCTTTGTTACAAGCGAACGAAAGGCTGTCGAATTGGGTCTCTTTTCAGGAGATCTACGCAAGTACGGACTAGCCAAAGCATTATCTAGACAAGAAAAAGATTAATTATCTGCCAAAAAAGGTTGACTTTGTCCCCTATTGAGCGTATTATATATACATAGTTAGAAATTAGCACTGATAACTGAAATACACCAAGAGAGGTAATACATATGGAAAACGTAGCTATTCGACAAATCACTCCTAACAGAGCAAAGAGCAGTATTTTTCACGCAATGAAAAAGAAGCGTCCGATCTTTTTATGGGGTCCCCCAGGTATTG